TGACCGTCGAAGTCCCTGTGGCACCGATGATGTTTCCGTTTGCCGTGCCCGTAGCATTGATGGAATTGAGCGCGAAGAATGATTGAGAATCTCCCGCATCGTTCACACCCGAATAGAGCGTGTATCCTCCCTGCCCCGTCGAGGTAACACCGTTATAGAGATTCAGTCCTGATCCTGAATACTGCGATGCGCTCGTGTTTTTCACCGCGATCAAAGGATAGGTCCCGTTGATCGTCATAGTATTCGTAGACGTGGAGATGACGACATCGGCATACCCGCACACCGTCGTGGTTCCGCAGTATATGGCGACGTACGTCGTGGTCGCGGCAGATACGGTTCCCGATCCGCCTGGCGTTCCGCACGCGACTGTTCCCGTCGCGCTGAATCCCGTGACGAACTGACCCCCGCCGCACGAAGAACCGAGATAAGACGACACATTACCGCTCGCGTCGTAAACGCCGAGCGAACTCGTCGCTATGTTGATCTTCCATGCGCCGCCGGAGAACTGGAGTGTTCCCGTGGTATTCGCGGGAAGGGCCTTGCCATTCAATCCTGTCACCGTGATGCTGTCGGTGATTGCAGTCGCCCCGCTTGCTGTGCCGGTAGCGTCACCGGAGATAGTGAAGGTGATGCTCTGGTTACCGGATATGCAGGTCACGGTAAGCGCTACTGTGCCGGTGGAGTTCGCCGCTGTCACACATCCCGTCCCCGTAAACGAGGTCACGCCAGTATTTGTGTAGGTCGTCGTAGTGTTCGTGGTGCTGGTCGCTTGGCTCTCCGATAGTCCCGTGCCCGCGGCGAAGGTGTAGGTCGGGATCGTTGGGAACGTGATGCTGCCGCACTGCGCGGTCCCGGTCGCGCTGATCGTATTGAGGAACTGATTGGCGCTGCACGTCACCGCCGAGCCGTTGTTCAAGCTGACGCTGATTGTGGTCGTCGCACCGCTCACTGTCGAGGTGACGCCGTTCGTTGCCGTGATGTTGTAGTTGGTCGCCTTGTTTCCGTTGACCGTAGGCCAGATAACCCCAAGGGTACTCGAAGTAATGGTGACCGTTCCCGAGCCGCCGTTCACTGTGTTCACGATCTGTGTGCTCGAAGGAACAAAGTCACGCGGGTTGTAGAGCTGCCATGTCCCGGCCCAATTGCCGGTATTTGTCGCGACGCCGGTCCCGGTTATCGTGATACCGCCGCTCGATGTAGCGACCTGACACGCGCCCGCACAGAGGATGTACGCAGGGGTGTAACTCGCGCTTCCGGTGCCGATGAGCACCTGGCCGGGCAGGGGTGTCGCCGTGGTGCCTGTCCCGCCGAGGGCAGGGGGAAACGCCGCAGCAACCGCATCAACCGCGCCTAATACGGCGAGAATGGCGATGAGGCTGAATACTACTACGGCGACTTTCTTCATTGATATTGTGCGGTGTGTGGTTGGCTGGATAGGGAAGCGGGCGGGGCGGTTATGTAAGTAATTGTGCCACCTAAGATGGTGTAGTCAATGCCTTGCTCCTGCGGCTGTCGCGCAAGCCGGAGCTGCACGGACGCCGAATCGAAGGGAACCGGGGAAATGGTGAAGACGGTGTTGTTGCCGTCGATCGTTCCCTGCACGTCAACGTACTGCCACGGCTTCTGGAGACTGGCGCCGATGTCCGTGATCATCTTCGCCGTGATGCCAAGGATCATTCGGTACGTCTTTCCTGCCGTGTTCTTGGTGGATGCGACGGTGCCTTCCTGACCTCGTTCTACTGTGAGGGTATTTCCGCTTACCGCAGTCACACGGACGATCTCCACATTCGGATCATCGGAAGGGTCGGCGAAGTCAGTGACGTTCCAATAGACCATATTGAATGGCGCGGTTGGCAAGGACGAGCCGCCTGCGCTCAACACTATGGAAGTAGCGGATTCGTCATAGCCCTGGCTGACGGTGAGCTTTATGAGGTTCGCTACGGAATCTAATGTCATGCGGCGCTAGTTGATGCTCACGTCTTCGGGACGCGCTACACAGTAACAATTCGGATGCAATGGAGGAGCGCCAACGTCGCCATAGCTTGCGGTCATCGTTGCATCGTCCGCTGTGAGCGTCGCGCCGCTATCCAAGAAGTTGCTCTCGATGCTTATGACCGTGCCGTCGAGCTGTTTGCAGAAAGGGCACGGATCGCCTGAGGCTGTGTACCACTTGATCGTCTTTACGACGCCCGACTGCTTCCACGTCTCTTTGAGCGATGCATTCGTCGTGCGGAAGGCTTCGGTCTTTGCGATCCGCTGTGCGCCGTAGTCATCCGCCGCGCCATAGACCTCGTCCACTGCGCTCGTGATGTCGGCAAGGCTGTCGCCTTTCGCAAGTCCCTCGTTGATCGCTTTCTCAAGTTGCGAGAGCACCGTGTTCTGGTAGCTGTCGGACATCTTGGCGATGGATTCGTGCAGCGCCTTCGCTGCAAGTTCGTCCGAGATCGGGTTCAGTTCCGGTTGGCCAAGCTCCGCTGCTGCGGCTTTGCTCTCGGTCTCGTAGAGCGATTCCATGATCGGGGTCATGGCGTCGGTCGTAATACCGATCCATTTTTGAAGGTCGAAAATCTTCGTCGGGTCTACCGCTTTCTCGATAGCGCCCGGAAGGTTGTCGGTCACTTCCTTGTACTGCTCGGCATTGATGCGACGGATCGATTCTGCGATCTCTTTCTCTGCTTCTATGGTTCGCTCGGTAGCAGCCTTGTGCGCGGCCTCGTCCATTTCCTTTGTCGAAAACTTGCGTGTCGGGTGGTCGAGCGCGTCCTTGACTGCTTTTGCCACCTTGTCGGCGAGGTCTTCGGACATCTTCGTCCGGATCTTCACCCGCTTCTGAAGCTTCGTACGGGCTGGCCGGAACGCTACACGCTGGCCGTTGGCCGCTCTCTCGCCACGGGCATGGTCAATCTCTGACTTGACGATCTTCCCGCTGCGGTTCGCCTCTGGAGTCACATCACCGTCGCCCGTTGGCTCGCCAGTCGGTGCCATTGCGGTCGGGTGCATGAGCTGATCGCCGCCGTCCACCGGCCCCAAGCCCATGAACTCGTCGCGCGCCTCGTTTACGGTAAGCACCGGCTGGCTGCCCACGGATGCCTGCATCTCTGTCGTCCTGGCCGCTCGGTCTTCCGGTACTGGGTCGATGAACGTGATGTAGAGGTCATCGCCGTAGCGCGGAACAAGCTTCTCGTTCAGGAAGCTGCAAATGAGGATCATGCGTGGCTTGATGACGCGCTTTGAGAACACGTAGTCCGCCGTTTCGGCGGTCGCGCGGTTCGTGTCGGATTCCGCGGTTCCGAGGATCGTCTTCGATACACCGAACATGGCAAGGATGCGGTCGCGGGAATCGAGCGACAAGTTGCGGAAGTCCATGTCCTTCGGGTTCGAGCCGATGCCCGTCCACTTCACGCCTTTGGGGAGGACAAGAATGCTGTTCATGTTGTCCACACCGACGTGCGTAGACTCAAAGCCGATCTTCAGTGACTCGGTCTGCGTCTCGGATACGAACTCGGTCTCAAGCACTCCTGCCGGGCGGGCGCCGTTCTGAAAGAACTTGCGGTTGAACTCCATCGCATAGTTGTCGTTGTCGATATAGTCCGCTGCGGCCTGTACGACGCCGAGCCCGGTGAACGGATCTGAAGGATCGGGCAAACGGAAGTGGAGTATTTGATATGGCTCGAACTTGATGGTCTTCGTCTCAAGCTTCAGTTCGTAGCCTTTGACCTGGAACGGGAATGAAGACGTGTCGATGACCGTCTTCATGAGCGATGGATCGAGCGGATAGATCGCGGTCGGCTCGTCGAGTTCGTTCTTCACGCCGTCCAAATACCAATAGGCATTGCCGGTGAGGTCGAGATGCGCCGAGAGCATGTACTTCAGCTCGGGGCCGGTCATGTCCGGGTTCACGCCATCAAGCAAATCCAAAAGGTCGTGGTCGGTCTGCTCCTCGTCGTTCTTGCCATCCACCTGGAAGAGACGCCAGTCGATGTTCATGATGTCGCGGGCGATCGCGTTCACCGAGGCGTATACAAAGCCCCGGTTGTTTGCCATGGCCTTGCCGGCGTCGATGCCGCTCGAACTGCCCGGACGATTGATCGCCATCGGGTTCGAGTCGCTGCCGAACTCGCCGAACTTTCCGCCTACCGCCTTGCGGAGGCCATAGATGTCGAACGTGATGTTCTGGCCCTGCTCGTACAGCTCGGGGTCGATGCGGGAGATGAGCTTGCGAAGCTGACGCGCGGGCCAGCTCGGTTTGTTCTTTGCGGTGAGGGATGTGGGGATGAAGCGGTTGCGATCTGCCATGTACTAGACAGCGATAATGTTTCCCTCCGTGACGCGGAAGGCGTGGGCTTTTGCGGCGTCCTGGGCGGAGTACGGGCAGGCGATCGGTTCGGAAATCGTGAGCGGCTGCTTTACTGCGATGTGATGAGTCGTGCCGGTCATGATCGGCAGTCCGCAGAACGGGCAGCTTATGACGATTGTGTAGACGATCCGTTCGGTCCTAATGATGGGTCTGCCTCTGAGCGCCCATACAATCCGTTTGAAAAATCCGGTCGGCGCGGAGGCTGTGGTCGCTATAACGCTGGGACGGAAATAGAAATCGCCCGCTTGCATGGTGGGTTCGGAGATCGCTGTCGAGAGTGCGCCATTGACGGCAAGCATCTCCGCTTCCGTGATGGTGGTCTTATCAATCTCTCGCGCCTGGGTGGCCTTGAGTTCTTGCATGTGGTGGGATTACTCAAACTCTAGCAAACCAGACACTTTCGGCAAGTGGATAACAAAACTGCCTTGACGCCAGTTCAGTGCGAGCCTATTCTGGCTCATCCTCCCCCATAGGAGAAACTTGATGCTAAGAACTGGCTGCCAGGTGAAGTTTCTGCCCCTTCTTGTGCTGTTTGCTCTGTGCGGGTGTAACGGAGGAAGTCCGTTCCACGCCAGCCCGACTTCTGTCGCGAAGACGTTCTACTCAAGCTGTAACGCTGGTGAATATTCCAAAGCTGAGGCCACGCTGACTCCCGACGCAAAGAAGTTTCTGCAAGAGGGCCTCGGGGTTATGGCTGGAGGGATCAAGGGAGTATGCGACAAGATCAGCAGAAACGGAACACTCACTTCCGTGGATGTCACTGACGAGACTATTCGTGGTGAAGGCGCGACTGTTACGGATAAGATTCATTACAAGGACGGAACGAGCATTGACGATCACGGAAATTTTATGAAGATCGATGGCTCGTGGCTCATCACACTCCAGTAGTTGTAAAGCTACATCTCGATCCAGTGGATCTTCGGCAGTTCCAACCCCTGATTCGCGAGCCCCTGCAGCAGGTACACGAGCGCGTCGTTCAAGTCGTCGTGCGACTCCACCCCAAGGTTGAATATCTGGCCTAGCAGTTCCTCGCATCCGCTCCGGGGGAATAGCACCGTGCCATTCTTGATATACGGCGCTACGACCTGCAACCGGGCGCGCTTGTCGCCCAGCGGCTTCATAGGCACGACCGGGATCATCATGCGCTCCATCTCCTGGATCGCCGCCTTCTGATACGCCACATCCTCCACAAAAAAGATGTTTGCGCCTTTGAGCTCGCCGGGGATGCTCCTTACTTTTTGCAAGAAATTGTGGAATGTAACGTGTTCGTTGTACGGGTTCCGGTTGATATAGATCTTTGGTGAACCGTCCACGTAGTACACCTCGCCGCTCACGATGCTCGTATAGTCCGCGTTCTCCTTCTGCGAGATGGCAAGGTCAATGCCGTGGCCTTTGATCGCAGCAAGCTGGCCGGTCGGCTTCTCGTCGTAATATTGAATGTCCTCCGGCGTGATGATCTGGTCTTCTTCGGGGACGATCTTCAGAAGCATCTCGCGCTGCCACGGGATCGCACCCATGTCGCGCTCCCGGTCTTTGAGCGATTGATCTGTGGGATACATCGCGGGCCAAGTGCATACGCCCTTGTCCGTGATAAGTGGAAACTCAAGGCATTTGAAGCCGGTTCCTGGCGCCTTCAGGCGAGACAGGAGCGCGTCCATGTGAAGCAGGTTGCCGATGACGACAAGCTTGCCTTTGCGCGCGTCGAGCCCCGGCATGACCTCGCTATGCAACCATCGGTCGGTCTTATCGCGGTTCTCTTTCGTGCGCACCCATTCGCCGTCCTCGGGGTCGTCTACGACCACGAGCTTCGGGCGGTGCTGCAGGTGGCGGAGTCCGCGCACCTTCTGGCCGCGTGATCTGGCAAGTATGCGGACGCCGTTCGATAGGACGATGTTCTGTTTCTGCCATTCCTCGCCTTCGCCCTTGAGCGCGAAGTCCTCGATCACCTTGCCCGTGATCTCGCCGTAGTCCTGCTTGATGAGGCTGTTCGTCTCAAGCTCATGCTTGATGGCGGATATGTTGAGCGTTGCCTGGCGGGAAGAATCGGCGATGAGGATGATAAACGGGTATTTGTCGGGATATTCGAGTGCAGCCCACAAGGGAAGGGCCAAGCTTCCGAACGTGCTCTTACCCGATCCGCGAAAGCCGATGATGAGCAGGCGGCGGAGTTCTTCAGTCTCTAGCGCGCGGATAAGTTCCGGATGGAATGCGGCGGGAGGATCGGTAAAGTAGCCGGTGAGGTATACCAGCGAAAAACCGAGCAGGTGTTGCCTGGTCGTCTTACGAGCTTCGAACGTGTCGAAGGGGTCAAGCTGCTGGAGCGTCTTCTTGCTGGACATCCTCCATGGGGGCGGCGATCTGTGGGGGCTCGATCAATCCCCAGTTCTCGAAGACGGCAATGATGGCTTGCTTTTTCTCGTCCGGCAATGGGGTATTGCGGATGGTGGCGTCGATCGTGCCGAGCTTGCGTTCGAACACGCCGGCGTCGAACAGTTTCTCGAAGACGGCGTTGTATGCCTCACGCACCTCACGCAACGCTGCAGCGCGATCCCGACCCGCTTCGCTCTTGTCATTGGCGATCTCCCAGCCCACTCGAGCGATCTCGGCCATGGCGTCCTGGAACGATGAGAGGGCCATGTTGAGCGTCCATGTGTCGGCGCGCTTCGCCCGCTCGGTGTGGATGGCTTTCAGGAGCGAGCCGATGTAATGGCGGTCAAGCGGCAAGCCGTCCTGTTCAAGCCGCTTGCGTATGCCCTCCGCGCTAATGTGCGGGTGCTGTACGAGCAAGCTGCGGACGCGCTCACGATGGTAATGCTTAGTTTTGGTGGACAGAGGTGGCATGGTGCCGATGGGAGGTTTCCCTAATCCTACCCCGACGTTTAATCCTTGTACAATTGCTCCACCCGGGAGGACTGGTGATGGTTTGTCACGTGTGCGGCGATCCCGCAAGCGCGCAGTGTTGGGATTGTGAGCGATACGTTTGCAACACCCACAACTGGTCCGGGGGACAATGCTCCGCGTGTAGAGAAAGTCTAAACCGGCGAGTGGAGTACAGACAGAGTGAGGAACAAAGGAAAATAGAAGAAAGCAAATGCGAATTTTGCGGCGCTGCTGATAAGGTCCATCTGAAATGTGCGGTCTGCGGGAAGTTCTTTTGCGATAGATGCGGCACGATTACGGTACTGCTCGGTAGGCACCGGGAAGGTGGTTCCAACGATGGACATAGTTGGATACGATGCAATGCCCATCCGCAAAAGAAGGTCTTTTGTCCCTATCCGCTTTTGTGGCTTTTTTCCTTCGGTTGGCCAAGTACTGATCCCGATCAGTTTGAGAAGCCGGATAAATCTTGGAATCGTGATTAACCTGGACGGTCAGCGCCGTCTACCGCTTCCTGCCAATATCTTTGCGGAGTGGGTCTTTTAGGAGATCCCACTTCTTCGGCGATTTCCTCTTGCGCACTTTCCGAACCGCCGTCGAACCTTCGGACAATACCCTCAAGCCCTTATCGCCTGATGATTTTCCGCCCCCCTTACCGGAGCTCTTGCCGACAGTTCGTGCAGGGTTGATGAAAACGAGACGAGATCCGCATAGGGTGCACTTGGTGAGATCAGCCGAAAATGCCTGCCGCGTCCCGCAGGCGGTGCACCGTTTCTTTCTTTCACTTGCCATCGAATGCCTCTCGGGAGAAGTTTACTCCCCGGGCTGGGTCCTCAGCGTAAGCAGATCGCAGTAATCAGTGAGCGGCCCGAGTTCAAGAAATATGGGATTGAGAGGAAGCAGCACAGGGCCGGGACTTTCCCACGTGAGGCGGAATTCGCTTTGATAACTGAATCTGAAATGTTTCGAATAGAGAACGTCATCGTTCTTGGTGGGACGAAACGGGTCTCGGTAGGTCACGTTGTCGAAGTAGAATTGCCAGCCGGGCAATACAGACTCCCCGCTCGCCTTCGCTGCCGCTATGAATCTCATTCGGTCACGGATAACAACACACGCGTCATATCCGAAGTCTTCGAATAGACGGTACTCATAGAGATTCCCCAATGAAGCCATGTAGCAGTACCCTTTGTACGATCGTGTGTGTTTGAGTGTCCCGATGATCGGCTCGGAGATCCATTGCTCCTGGGGAATGTTGTAATCCCAGTTCGGCGGTGATTGCACCGTAGCCCCTATCGATTCTTGGGTAAACGTGCGCTCGTTGTCACCTATCTCTCTGTTGAGGCTCGGGTCGATGTATGTGTCCGGAGGGGAGATACGAAACTGGCCTTTCTCATGCAGCGCGACCATGTACTTCGCCTTGCCGAACTTGACGAGATAGCCCTTGTCCAATGGACGAATGGAATCCCACAGTTCGGCTGCTTGTACCGCGTTCCGATAGCGGGGAAGAGTAGGATTGCGCAGGTCGATATTGCGAAGAGTCGCCTCTTCCAAAATGTGGGCGATCATCTCGTGCCATACCTCGGGTCCGGCGACTACCTGATATTTTCCGGTCCGGTCGAGTATGTATGCGTTGCGGGCGATGTCGGCGAGCCGTGCCTCAATATTGGCTGGCGATTCGAATTCGAGATAGCGGCTCGCTCGATACTGCTGCCGCCAAATGGCATCGGGTCCGCTCATGCGCGGTAGCTTTCAGGCGGGAGATCGCCTGGCTCGTTCTTGTTCAGGATAGGCACGGCGACAGCGAACACGTCTGCCCTGAACTGGTCAACGTTAGGCATCCTATCCAAATCACAATCGAGCGATATGAGCCCTGGAATATCGTAAGTTGCGATAACGATCAGTGTCGCAATAGAAGTGAGATAGTCTGCGATCTCCGGCTCCATTACCGCGCGAACGTCTACAAGCCGAGGCGGGGTAGCAGCCCAGAGTACCGCGCAGTTCACGGAGTTGTCGGCTGCATAGCGGGTGGGGTGCGCAAGCGTGGTTGTCTGGCTCCATTTCTTCGCAAAATCCGCTCCACTATGTCCAAGCTTGTCCATGAACTCTTCGCACCTCTTGTGTTCAGCTTTCCATGAATTATCGACCTTCCCCGCAAACCAATAGCCGATCTTGTTACGGGCACCCTGCTGATCGAAACGGAAGGTCATGAGAAGATCGCGCGATTCAATGAAAGCGCGCAACAACACTTTAGCGCTATCGCGAGCGGCGGGAGTGAGAAGCGTACCAATGCCGCACAGCAACGATGTTGATCGGATCGCCAACGAAAAACAGGCCGAAGCCTGTGATTCTTTGTCTTTTGCATGTTCGTCAGACCCACGCCGGATGAGCTCCCTCATGAGCTCGTTCAACACCCCAGGGGCCGATGCGAGTATCTCATCCATCGTCATGCGTCCATTCTCCGTACTTGAAATTGTACTGGCTCGGTGCGGGAGTACCGGGAAGTCCCATATACCCGACAGATGGGGTGGGTTGCGCAGCGTTCGTTGATAGACCGGTTGTGTGCGGGACCTGATCTGCCTATTCGCTGCCACGGCCTTGCGGTTTCGCGTTCCCGGCCACTCAGTTGCTACGCTGCCGGTTCTTCTTCTGCGGGAGCTTCTGAAGCCGGTGCGGCCTCTTCGGCTGGCGCTGCTTCCTCTGCGGGGATCTCCGCCTCGGCTGCCGGTGCGGTCGTCTCCTCGTCCTTCACCTCTTCAATTTCGTCTGCCATAGAAATAATAGTTATGGTTTCTTTGCGACCTTTGTATCGGGATAGGTAAGCTCTGCCCAATAGCCTTCTCCGGGATTCTTGCCGAACGGCTCGCTCGTATAGACGTAGAGGAATACGCGGCCATCGTCGTAGAGCACGGATGCAACGCGTCCGTCGTGCGTCATACAGACTTGGACGATCTTGGCGGGTTTCTTTGGCGTTGCCATCGGGCTAAAGTTTCCGGATCTTACCGGCTACAATGCGGCTATTCTCGGCCATGCTGCGGAAGTATTGCGCGGTCTTCTCGCCCTCGGACACGTTCGTTGATTCAGCTTCGGCGGCGCGGCGCTTCTCTGTGGCGATCTTCTTCGCGTCGTCCTTCTCGCGGTCAGCTTCGTAGAGTTCCTTGCCAGTGAGCAACAGATACTCTTCACTTCCTTCCTCTTTGGCGATGTTCTCTTCAATCAAATCAGCCTCTTTATTGAGCTGCTCGATGAAGTCGCGCTTCTCCTTGGCGAGGTTCAAAGCAAGCTGGGCGTTGATCATGTTCGTTGCGCCTTCGTGTTCAAGTTTGAATATGTACTGCTTCTTCGCTATGAATCTGGCGATGAGTCGAATCATGGTTGTGAGTGGGATTGTTATAAGTTTAGGGCATCTGCACGCACTTGCAAGCTTTCAGCCTGTGGACAAGCGCACGTCCTCGAACCGTCCGGAGAGCTCACGGTGAACATGCACGCGCCGGCCTTGCTGTGAACATACGTGAGATGCCCGCACGTCGTGCACACTCCCTGCGAGTGCCCGGCACACGTACACTGCCCATTGCGCTTGTGGCACTCCGGAACGCGCACGGGTTCCGCGTCGAGGTCCTGGTCGTCATCCATGAATCTGAATGTGATTGGTGAGTTTATTTGTAGGAGGGGCGTCTCTAAATCATACAATAATGAGCAGATACGTCAATTCACAGAGGGCTAGATGAAAACGCTCGTCGTTGATACCGGGATGAACCTCGTGGGCATATTCTCTGTCGAGGAGAATGCCTACGTTGCGTATCGGGGCGATACCATCCGGGAGGCGATTCAAAGGATTCAAGCGGCTGATGAGATCGTGACCTACTGCGGCGAGTTTTATGATCTGGGAGAACTTGGCAAGTTCGCGGGGATCGTCGGCGATCTGCCGCTCAATGGCGTCCATACCGATATGCGAAGCATCTGCTGGAGCGACCGCATAATTGGAAGTAGCCTCCTGAAAACGTATGAGATGTGCCTGGGGGAGCCGCCCACTATCCCCGACTCGCAAGAGGACGACAACAGGCGCGATTGCTATATGACGTTCAAGCTGTGGGAGCTATGGAAAGCTGGGACGTTGAGAGTTATCGATGGCCATTATGAGGGAAGCCAATTTCCCTTTCGTGTGGCTAATCGGGCCTCTTCGTAAGGCTCTCGCGCCAATCTCCTTCGAACCCAAAAAGCG